CTTTATTTGCAGTGTCCCAACTTTGAACAGTCTTTATTACACGTTCTTTTATACCACCCCCGTATTTATCGTATCGAATAAAATCATTCAGATTAATCAGGGCCCCTTCTATGGAAACAGGGCGTTGTTGATACTGAGAAGACCATTCTCGTGTTCCAATGGTTCTCCTGATAGTGTGCAGCCTGTCAAGGTCCTGAAACCAGGGCCAGAGAACTTCGCCTTCTTTTCTACCAAGCATGTCCTCGGGTTCTGCAATGGCAGGTAATCTCAGGACAGTCCAGTTTTCATGACGATGTTCTCTTAGAAGCCATCCTGCTAAATCATCCTTGTGCCAACGGGTTTGTATCAATACAATTGCATTTTCTTTCATCAGCCTGGTATAAGCGACAGATTTGTACCAGTCTTTTATAGATTCTCTGAATGTTTCCGATTCTGCTTCTTCGCGCGATTTGATTGGATCATCAATCAAAAATAGATGTGCGCCTCTTCCAACAATGGCGCCTTTTATACCAACAGAAAAGTAAGCTCCTCCTTCGTGTAAACCTATTCTATGAACAGAAGCAGAATCTTTATCGATATGACAGTCTTCAAATATTTGGCCATGAAGAGGATCGATTAATTGGTTTCGAACTTCACGGCCTACGTCGCCGGCTCTTGTTTCGGAATATGATGCTGCAATTACTTGTCTGGTAGGATTTCTGCCAAGATACCATGCAGGAAAAAATTGTGAGGCAAGCAAAGTCTTTCCGTGCCTGGGAGGAAGGAATATCATCAAGCGACTAATTTCGCCACTTTCAACAGCTTCTAGGTGATCTATGATAGCATCATGATGCCTGTCAACCCGGTACTCAGGCCACTGTGCAATTGCATAATTATCCAGCCCGCTATGAGCGTAAATAAGACTTTCATCCATTTTTATTTAACAGCTTTCAGTCCTGTTTGGAGATATCCGCCTTTTTTCTTTCGTTTTTGTTTTCTGATATGTTGATCAATCATTTTATCTTTTTGTTCTTTGGAAATTCCAACGGTATCTTTAATCTCGATTGTCCGTTTTTCTTCATAACCCCTGTCTTTCAGCATGGCTTTTGCTGAAAAAATAGCTGCAATATCTGATCCGTCTTGTACTCTTCTGATTAATCCGTCTTCGAACAAATCTTTTTTCATTTCGTTTATTACACGCATTCTCCGATCGAACCACGGATATTTCTTTCTCCACAAATCCGGCATACCACGGTCTATTGTACATATCTGGCATGCCCTGGTGATATTGAAATTTCCAATGTTTTCAAGCTTATCAAGAAACATTTTCATTGTCAGAATCCGTTCTTTAGTGGGGGCTTTATGCTTTATCTTTGCAACAGAATCAGTGGAACTGTCCTTTTTTTGCTTGGGCATCGTACTTCCCCTTAAAGATAGTTTTACTTTTTTTATTGACTAATAGCATATAAATCTGATATTAATGGCTTTAATTTTCTTATTTATATCTAATTGAGAGAGTTTTGTCAATGAAACGAATTTTTAGTTCAGGTATTTAACCAGTTATACCCGGCTGGATGTCGGGATAAACCTAAAGGGCGGGATGCCCTGATAAACTGAGGAGGCTTGGAAGCCATGAAACTCATATTAAAAGTAGATGCAGACGGTAAACCTGTTCTTGATCCAAACGGAAACCTTATTTTTATTAACGCGGATACGAAAGAAGAGCAGGCGATTGATGTAGGCGCTGCAGTTCAGAGTGTCAATGATCTCAAGGATGAGACCATTCAGCGCAGACAGAAGAATACGGTTTTGAGCGGGCTGCTCGAACTGTACAAAACGGGAGAAAAAGACGGTCAGCCTGTATATCTTGACGCAGAAGCTGCAAAAACAGCCATGGAAACCGTCAAGAATTTCGACGACAAAAAGCTTTTGGACGCAAAAGAAGTTGAAAAATTGAAAGCGTCTATGCAAATAGCTTATGTCGAGAAAGAAAATGAAATCAATAAAGGCTGGCAGTCCAAAGTCGCGGAGATGGAAAAAACACTCGGGTCAAAAAACGGAACCATTTTTGAGCTGATGGTGGTGTCTGAATTCGCCAAATCTCCTACAGTAAATAAGAAACTTCTTCTTCCCCCGGATATTGCAGCCGGCCACTTTGGAAAACATTTCAAAGTTGAAGGAGAAGGAAAGGATGCTAAAGTCATCGGTTATTTCGGTGATGAAAAAATCCTTTCAAAGATTAAACCGGGAACTCCTGCAGAATTTGAAGAAGCTCTCGGGGTCGTTATCGATAACTATCCCATGAAAGATCAAATCCTTCGAAGTGGCGACGGCGGGTCCGGATCCACAGGTGGTGGAGGCGGTACAGGGAAAATGGGTGGAATATCACCGGAAGATTTTGCCAAGCTTCCTGCTTCTGAAAAACTCAGGATCGGACATGAAGTCGAAGCACAAAAGAAAGCGGCAAATAATTAGTTAAACCTTTTTAATACGAAAGGACTCAAACAATGGCGTTGACACTGATTGAAAGTTCCAAAATCGCCATGGGCCGTGACGAGGTTATAAAGGCGGCCATCATGGAACTCTACGCAAGAAATTCCGATCTTATGATGAGTCTCCCTTTTGAGACCATATCAGGGAATGCTCTCACTTTTCAGCGCGAGCAGACTCTTCCCTCTGTCGGGTTTCGTGGGGTAAATGAGGCCTTCGATGAATCAACCGGCAAGACCGATAAGATCACTGAATCCCTGGCCATCGCGGGTGGTGATCTCGATGTCGATAAATTCATCGTTGATACAGGCGGGCCCGGACAGCGGCAGATTCAGGAAGCCATGAAAATCAAGTCTCTGGCCCTATCAATGACAAAAGAATTGATCAAAGGGGATGTCACTTCTGATCATAAATCCTTCGACGGTCTTCAGCTTCGGCTTCTGGGCAATCAGAGAATTTCGGCAGGTGTCAACGGCACTACTTCCGGAACTCTTTCACTTCATAAGCTGGATGAATTGATCGATGCCGTTGAAGATCCAACCGCATTGCTGATGAATAAAAGCATCAGACGTCGAATGGCTACAGCAGCCAGAACTACAGGGGTCGGTGGATATATTACCTATACTCTCGACCAATTTGGCCGGAGAGTCACCGAGTATAACAGCCTTCCTATTCTGATCGTCGATAAAGACGAGACCAATACCGATATCATGGCCTTTAACGAAACAACCCCAGGCGGTGGTGCTACAGGTTGTTCCGTTTATTGCCTGTCTTTTTCGGAGAACGGTGTCATGGGTCTTCAGGGTGGCGAGATGGAAGTTCGGGATCTCGGAGAAATCGATACCAAACCTGTCTTGAGAACTCGAGTTGAATGGTATATTTCTCTGGTTATCTACAGGCCAAGAGCTGCTGCACGACTCTGGGGCATCATGGACAAGGCTATCGAGGCCTAATACTGGTCATCATCTGTTTATCGGGTTTATTTTTATAAACCTATCACACTTTTAGGAAAGAGAGGTAATCAATCATGGTCGACAGGATTGACAGATACGAAAATCGGATGGCCACTTACGATTCACTCCTGCTTTTGCAGGCGCAGGCAACTATCAGTACTTCCCAGGCCGGTAAAGACGCAGATTACGTTGCTGCTACAGTGGATCTCGGTGAGGGCTATATCCAGGGGATGTTTGTGGTTGATGTGGTGACAATGGCTATCGCTGTTGCACTCGGCAACCAGGTCGTGCTGAAGCTGGAAATCGCGAAAGATTCAGCCTTTGCTTCCATGGTCAACGCTGCCTACATTCAGCTTGGAAGTGTAACAGCTTCAAGTCTGACATGGGGTGGGCAGGTCATGGACATGACCAATCAGAAGAAAGCAGGGCGTTACAAGATGCCATTCCATAACATGTACGGAGACAGCTTGTACCGGTATGCAAGGGTCGCCTCACAAATTGCAGGTTCTATGGGGACATTTACTTATATGGCGTTCTTGGCCGGACTTCACTAAAATCCAAATACCCTAGAAAGGGGATTGACCAATGCGGGAACAAACGGGGCTTACAATATCAGCCTGCATGATGGTCAGGGATGAAGAAAAGAACCTCGCTCGGTGCTTGAATTCGATAAAAGATATAGTCGACGAAATCATTGTAGTCGACACAGGGTCCAAGGACCGCACCATTGAAATAGCGAAAGAGTTTGGAGCCAAGGTTTTTATTCATCCGTGGCAGCAGGATTTTTCGGTACACCGCAACCAGTCAATCGAGCATGCCTCGTCTGACTGGTTGTTTATTATTGACGCTGATGAAGAGTTTGTTTTTGAACAAAATTACGATAAAAAAGCTCTTCATTCGATGCTGACAAAAGTATCAGCAAAAAACCTTTATTGTGCGGCTTTGACACTTCATGACATTCAAAAAACCGTTAAGATCATGGAGTTTTCCACAGTCCGCTTTTTTAAGCGCAACCATGTAGAATATATTCATGCAGTTCACAATCAACCGAAGGTGATTCCAGATTCGATGGCAGGCCTCTTGAAAGGATTGGTTATTCGGCATTATGGATATGATCTTACGGAAGAAGAAAACAAAAAGAAAAATGAAAGATCCTATCCTCTCCTTTTAAAACGCCTCGAAGATCCAGAAGACCATATGGTTCATTTTTATCTGAGTCAATATTACGCCATAAACGGTCAAGAGGAAAAAGCCATTGAATGTTGCAAGGAATACATAAACAGAAAAGAGGTGCTCCTTCAACATGGTGACAACAATTTTAATTTCTCTGTTTATTTCACTTTAATAAGATTGTCCATGAAACATGGCGACATAACTTCCGCGAAAGAATATCTCGATGAATGCATTGAAATTTCAAACGGCGGAAACATTGACACAGCCAGGGTAGCCGTTGAATATTATGCCGCCGTCAATGACAAGGAAAACGTGATTAAATACACAAAACTATTTATCAATTTTTGTATGGAGTTGAGGGATAACCCTATCGGCCGCGGTAACACGTTCATGTTTTCCAACAGCGGTGAATCAATGGCGTTTTGTCTTTATAACGCGCTCCTGGCTTACATGAAAGAAATGCGGTACATGAGAGACATTTTTAAAATCGCATTGTCAAAATGTATTCCTGTTTTTTGTGATGGCATTAAAGCGGATTTTTACGGTAAGGCCTCAGAAGAAGGTTTTCAAAGTTTTGCTGACACGTTCGTAAAACTCCCGGAGCTCAAAAATATCATGCCTCACTTGAAAGAAGAACTTGCAAAGACATATCCTGAAGTTTTTACCCAACCTTTTCCGGACGACATTAACTATAATATTGTTACTCCGGAAAACAAATTTGTAGTTAATCTTTAAAAGGAGATAAAACAATGCCTATTTATCTGTGGGACAAAGCTGGAATAAAGATAACTTTTCAGTATCCGATCGATGCAAATGAAGCTCTTTCTACCGGGTTATATTCTCGTGTTGATCCGGCTACCATAAAAAAAGAAGAGCCGGAAGAGCCAAAGGCTGCAAAAAGTACCCGGGTAAAAGAAGAAACTGAGATTCCGGGAATGGAAAATTTCGGTAAAAAATCCAAGTAAAAATGTCATCGACTGATACTATGAACGGGTTTGTAAAAACACCTTACATTGCGCTTGGAGAATAAAAAATGGCTTTTACGTCAGTTGTAGAATATGGCGACGGCGCAACCAATTCAAATAGTTATTGTTCTTTGGCCACTGCTGAGAATTATTGGGATTCTCGTCTTTATCCAACCACATGGGATGCTGCAACCGATGCGGATAAAAGAATTGCTCTTTCCTGGGCATCCCGTTTGCTTGACCAGCTTTTAAAATGGTCGGGCTATAAGTATGATGAAGATCAGGCAATACAGTGGCCTCGGGACGGTGCATATGATCGTGCCGGCTATGCCATTGATTCTGACGAAATACCTACTTTCCTTCAGGAGGCTGTGGCGGAGTTTGCCGCTTATTTGATTGCTTCTGATAGAACAGCAGAAAATGCTACCAAAGGGTTCAGTCGGATCAAGGCTGGTACCGTGGACGTTACGATAAATAAGTGGGATAGACAGTCCACTATTCCGAACACTGTTTTCACAATGGTTGATTTTTGTGCCGTTAAAGCATCGAACAGACAACGATTTCTTGTGAGGGCGTAATGGCAATTCTTAGAAAAGCAAAGAACATGAAAAAAATAAAGCCTAAAAGAAGAGGTCTTGTCCTGGCCGGAAGTAATCAGTCAACACCGACCGGACGGATTTATTTGCAGCAGAAGAAAGCGAAAAAATAAATGGGCATAGCAGACGCATTACAACAGGCGGTTTCAAGTGTCTTCACTGCTTTCGAAGATGATCTTGCTGTAGCTTGCACTTTCGTCAGTAAAGGAGCTGCAGGATATACTCCTTTATCCGGAGTAATAGCGGAAACCGATACCGAGTATGCTGTTTATATGATCTTCGATCTTTATAAAGCGTTTGAGGCTCCTGAAGGCGCAAAACCAAATGACCGGAAGGGCATGATCGCAA